TACATATCATCTTCGTTGCTGACTATTCTTAAGTGTTTTTTTAGGTCAGATACTGTGATGTATGCAGTACTTTGATAACTGCGAGTAACTACGTTTTTCATTCGGCTTTCTTCTTGGCTTTCGGCTGCTCTACTTCAACCGCAAACTTGGCTTCAATGAGGCTTTTTGCTTGCTTTTCTTCAAACTCAGCTTCATCGCCTTGGAAATAGGCAAGTCCAAATTTAGCGGGTGACTTTATAAATTTGATTTTCATCTCACCCCAAAACCCCGCGCCATCGACGGCAGCGGGGCAAGAGGGAGTAAAAACCTATTAGGTCAACGCATCCAACATAGCCGCGAAGCTAGTAGGACGGTGTACGTTTGCATCAAGGTAAGTGTTCAAAATTACTTCAGTGATACCATCTTTGCCTTTGGTGTAAGGGTTCACAAGGATGTCCATACCACCCCAAGAAGCCAAACCAAGGTCAGCCCAGTTACCGAAGAAGATAGCAGAACAAACGCCACTTGAAGTACCTTTTGTCAAGGTGCTTGAAACCGAAGTTGTAACAGCGGTATTAAACCCGTTAAGCAAGTTTGGCTGGTTCATGATGAAGTTACCTTCAACACCGCTTGACTGCTTAGGAGTGTTTTGCAACTTGTCTACAACTTGTGGGTTTGTGCAATATGCCAAGTTTCCAATATCAGCGTTGTCGATAGCAATTTGCTTATACAAGTTTGTGATGTCGTCCCACAAAGGAGCAGCACCGTTAGTACCACCAACTACTGAACCGATACCCGCAGTACCTGCGATACCGTCAATGTTACCACCGTTACCGTGCAAAGCGGCAGCTTGCAATTTAGAAGCTACAGCACGCAACAAGAAGTCGCGCAAGTATGCTTCGATTGATGGGCTTGATTGCATCATCAATTGCTTAGATACGTCAACGAATGCAGCCAATCTGTTAGGGGTATAGCTGATTTTTGTAGCAGCAGGGCTTACTTCATCAGCAGCACCTGTTTCAGTTTCCCATGCAGCGGTAGGCTCAGTACCAAATGATGGCAAATCAAGGTTACCTACCAAGTTATCAAAAATGCTAACACCCAAACCTGCCAAAACCAATTTTGGTGAAAGCGCAGTGATAAGACCGCCTACGTTTGTTTGAATAGCATAGCCGCCTTCTGCTCCGCTTGAGCCTGTGGCAGTCATGTCACGCTTAAGAACCATGGTAGGGATACCTACACCTTGCACAGCAATACCACTTGCGCGATATTCTTTTTCTGCTTCTTGGTGCATCTCACCTTCAAAGCCTTCGATTTTACCGCTGCGAGCCATATCAATAGCACGTTTGAAAGAGAATTGTTTAAGTTCTTTTTCTTCGCCTTTAGATGCAGATGCACCGCCTACAGCTTTAGCCGCGCGTGCTTCCATTTCTACAGCAGCGTTAAAACGCTTTTCGTCTTCTTTCAAAGTTTCAATCTCTGCGAGGATGCCGTCCAATTTAGCACGGGTTTCAGCGTTCATTTCACCGCCTAACAGACCGCGGTATTCGGTTTCCTTTGCGGAAAGGCTCTCGCGGGTTTCTTTCAATTTTAGTTGTGTATTCATTATTTTATGATAGTTTCGTAGAATTTCTTTGTGTATTCAGCGCGGAATTCCTCGCCATTGTCCTGCTCAGTAGTCAAGGCACGTCTTTCAGCTTCAAGGCTTTCTTTATCCCTTGCGCTTACTGTTGTGTTTTTGTATGCAGGATAGGTAACAGGGCTTACATCGTAAACCTTGTCAATTTTTCTTACTTCACGGTGTCCATAGTTGCCGTACTTTTCAGAACTCACCCAAGCACTTCCACCGTCAGGATTAATAGTAAAAGCGAATGAACTTTGCGTTACGTCACCACGTTGAATAGACCTAACTACACTTACATGAGTTGGGTTTTCGTAATCAGGGGTAAAGCTATATTCTAAATCACCGTTATCATTGATAAAAACCTTAGCTGTCTTTGCGCTTGTTCTACCTAATATTTGATTAGGGTCATGGTTAAATAGGGCTACAACATCAGACATATCGGCTTCATCAAAAGAACCGCGCATGATAGTTTCTTCAAACCATCCTAAGTCGGTTTTTTGGTCTACCACAGCACCAATACCCACCACTTCTTTCACGGTGTCATCTTCACTGCGTAGCTGCCAATTGATATTTAATATTCTTTTTTCCATTAATTGTTTCCTGTTGGGTTGTTAGTTTGTTCTTGGGTTGCGTCCATGCTGTCAATCTTTGCCTGAATCCAATCGGGCATTAATTCCGTTGGGACAAGGTTTACATTTGCATAGTGAGTATCTCCACTATCGTAAGTATTCATATCCTCGGTCATTCTGATTTCATTTGCCGACATTGCCCCTATTGCGTGCATTCTTGAATAGAATTCAGAACGTGCGTTTGCGTCCGCCCTTAGAAGTGAATTGAAATTATGTTTGTAGAATTTGGTAGGCTTGTCGCGTTCAGGGATAAGTTTCTTTTTCAACTCCGCTTCGATTGACACCGCCCATGGGTGTAATGTTTGATTTAAGAAGTTCAAAGCGTCTTGTTCCACACTTGACTTATTGCCACCGTCATCCGCACCTATCATAGAAGCAGGCACGCCAAACATTCGTGCTATATCTTTTGCAGTGGCGTTAATGGCTTGTAAGTACCCCGCTTCCTCAGGTGTCATACTAATAGTGTGCGCACTCACGCCAGATGGAACAGCCATAACAAGTGAATCATTATTCAACACTTGCTCCATTGACTTTTGCGTTGCCTTCATTTGTTCGGTACCCCACGGCTTGTCACTCGCCACCATGTACTTTTTTGTACCTGTTTTGAAAGTATTTGACATGGCTTTCCACGCTGCAAGGTCAGTGCCTAACATTTGCGCGTGGTATCTTATAGGGCTGATACCTTCAAACTGTGACGTTATGCACAATCCTTTAAAGTGTATCATATCGTAGGCACTTACTACCGCAGGAACATTTCTATAAATCGGGTCACCTGTTGCGACCTGATAATACAGACCACCCTCAGTACCCAATACTGGAGTAACTTCGCAATTTTGTAAAGGCAGTAAATTAATAGGATTACCCGCGCCATCTCTGAAAATATAGGCGTATGAATTGCCTTGTAAAACCGCAACCGCTGCCATGTACTTGCGAAATCCTACACCCGTATCGTACGGGTTAGGCTCATTAATTAATCTTGCAGCAGGGCTTTCTTTGTCTATGGTTTTATTTCTGCCATCCTCTACATAAAGTTTAAGGGGCATGGTTGCTAAGCCTTCTGAGATTACCCGAACACAAGCGTGAACAGGGGAAAGGCTCATTGCGGTTTTTTCGTTGACCGTAGTACCGCCAACGTTTTCAATTCCAAGTGCTTCGTATAGCCATTGCTGGGGGTTCGAAAGACTTGAACGGAGCTGCACCCCGTACATATCGTTAACCCGTTTACCTGCCTTTTGCAGTTGATACTGCTCAACTATTCGCACGATTGCAAATTTTGTTACATCTGTAAAATTATTAGTGAAACATTGTTTTAAATTTACAAGTGTAGAGATAGGGACATTGTCCCGACTTTGTCCCGATTATGGTATAAAACAAAAAAGCCACCGTTTCGGGTAGCTTCTTTGCGTTCAATTCCGTCAAATGGAGGAATGCAAGTATAGTGTATACTTTTGATATTGCAAAATTATTTTGCCTTGTGGATTCGGTCTTTTATCACCCTAAATGAATCATAGCATGAATATCTACGCCTGCCAAAGTAATCCTCGTAAATGTCCTCTATAGCCTCATAGGCTGCTTCATAGGTTTTATGCTTGGGAAGTTCCCGAAACCATGCCGCAACAAATTCGCGCGGTACTATTAACTTTCTTATTTCGTTATCCGTCATAATGATAATGGACTCCAAAACCAATCTTCTACTTTGTTATTTTCATCTATACCCTCGCCTATGGACATAATCATTGCCACCACTCCATCCACTTTCTTATTCGGGTCTTTGCTCTTGATTACTTTGATATTCAAATTAGCATCCGTATAGATTACCACGTTGGAAAACATCCACGATGTCACGGGGTTGCCGTCCATTATTACCTTGTCGGACAAAATTAGTTCCTCTGTCATCTTCGTAGGGTGGGAAATATTGGTAATATTCTGCCCGAAATCCCGCATATTTAGCCCGTGAACTTCCATTTTAGCGGCAAATTGTTTAGCATTATAGGGGTCAAAGCCTACGGAAACTATGTTAAAATCCTCTGAAATCTTCAATAAATCCCTTTCAATATACTCGTAATCGGTGGTTTTGCCCTGCGTCATGGTAATAAAACCCTGTCTTACCCAGTCTCTAATTTGCTCACCGATACCGCCCGACCATTGCCTTACCTTTTCCTCGGGTAGATAGTAGTAAAACTTAATCCTATGCACACCGTCTTTTAAGAAGTTCAAAGCTAAAGCGGTAAAGTCACCACTCGAAGCCAAGTCCAATCCAACATAACATGAATCCCCTTTCGTTGGTTCAAAGCCTCTGTTCACTCTTTCGATGTCCGTTGAACTTATCCATGTTTGGTAACTATCCGTCCACACGTTTAAGTGCTTAATCATGAACGAATCCTTTTTCACTCCTGATTCCCTTGCTTCGGCTATTTTGCTTTTTATGTAATCTGGTTTCACCGATACACCGTAATTTGGGTTAGCTTTTCGGTGTGTTTTTTCATCATCCCATGCGTCCCCTTCATCAATTGTATAGATTAAAGCAAATAAGTCATCATCTTTCAGTACACCTGACAACACTTTTTCGCAGTATTCGCGGTGTTTATAACAGGCTGAATCACGATTATGCCCCGCTGTTGTGATAGCTAAAAGTAAAGGTGAACGCCTTGCAGCCATACCGTCCGCTAATACATTGTAAATTCTGTCCGATGGGTGCGCGTGATACTCGTCAATTATAGCACAACTCACACTCAAACCGTCGTTTTTGTCCCTTTCATCGTAGGCAATGGGTCGGAATACCCCGCCATTATAAACTATTCTTTTATTGTTAAACGAGGAAGAAATACTAATATCAATGTCCGCTTCGTCTTTGAAGTCTTTGAACATATCCGCAGCGTATTGCCATACTATCGCAGCTTGTTCTAACTTGGTAGCGGCTGAGTAAATTTCGGGTGAACCGTCCGCCTCATCAAGTAACATATAATTACCAATCGCAGCAGCTAACGGGCTTTTGCCTTGTTTCTTTGGCATTTCAAGGTATGCACGGGTGTATTTTTTGCGCCCGTCCTTTCGATATATCCCGAACAAGTTGGCAATTATGAACCGTTGCCAGTCTTCTAATATTAATCTTCTACCTTTCCATTCGCCTTTTGAATGCTTTTGCAACTCCACAAACCTTAATGCACGCACCGCAGCCTTCTCATTATAGACAAATTCAGTGCCTTTTACGTCATTTAGAAACCTTTGCGCGGCTTGTTTGACGTATATGCACGCGTCAATCTTGCCCGATATAACCCCTTTTACGTAATTAAGAGCCTGTTCCATCAAGAAGACTGTTTAATTTTTTCTTTGCCTGTGGCTTAGTTGAAATCTTTGTCCGTGCCGTTGGGGTAAGTCCAAGGGATTGACCTATTTTGAACATCCTATCGAATGACCTTTCAGACACCATGTGCCAAGGGTTGATATAGTTACCCATTCGCCCTACTAATATCACGCCTTCTTTTCGCAGCATCTCAATTGCCACCCGATACTTTGCCGCTTCGATACAATACGCTTCAATCAAGCTAACGTCAATAGTTGCCAATATCCCGACCTTCGCAAGTTCACTTGTGATAAGTTCAAATTCCTGTTTTTCATACTCATGTTCAATCAAACGGGAATCCAAAGTGTTGACCGCCTCAGGTTCAAATTCATCAGGCAATAAACGACCTTTTCGAGCCGTCCCTTGTATTATTTTTAGCTTTGTAGGCTTTGTCATTTTCGGTTTTTTACTTTACACTTGTAACAGAATGACTTTAAAATTGGCTGTGCATAAATTTGAAAGCCAATGCGGTTAAACATACCCCTTGTATATCAACGGTTTACGGCTTCCCCCGTCAATTTGCCCAAAAATCATTGCTGCAATCACTTTACAATTGTAAATTAGAATCGTATTGCTACCTTAAACTCACTTGCACTTACCGTGTACATTATGTTGGACACTGTATAATGATACACCGCCAGTGTTCCGAGTATTGAGCCGCCTATTATCATGCCGTACCCTATTGCGGTGGATTGCTTGTCTTGTGATGTTATACCGTAATAGGTAGTTACCACTCCCAATGCAGTTAATGCAGTTGAGCCTAAGGCGTTGTTCTTTGCCTTGGTTAGGTGAATGGCTGCTGTGCTATCGTTAGCCTTTACACTTGCCGCCCATAGCATTATGATTGTAAATAGGTATTTCATTCTTGTTGTTCATCTGTGGCAATGGTAGCCTTTTCAATCTTCTTATCAATGCCGAGGAGTTTCTCAATCTCCCTGGCGCGTTTCTTAGCTTCTGCCCCTTTTGTTTCTTTACATTGGGCTAATTCTTTTCTGAGGTGTATTTCTGATGGTTGCATATTTTGCGAATTTAGTAAATTTGTTTCAATTATTTCACACTCTACTTCTATAGTGGTATCCTTAACATCTATTCCATAGTAGAATTTCATCATTCGATTGCGCACTCTTTCTGCAAACTGTTGTGCTACTTGTTCCTGTATTGTCATAGTGATTTTGCAATTGTGGCGTTTAGCCGTGCTGATATCTCCTGTATGCTCATAGATGGTAATACCTTATCTGTGTAGCCCAAAGAGTATAAGCGGCTATTGTAAGAGGCAAAGAAGACGGTGCTGTCTGAATCATTAACATTGCAGTATAAGTGTAGGTTGTTCACAAAGAAAACGTACCTGTCTATATTCCTGCCACCGAAGATAGGGTTTCCTTTCTTGGTGATGCGTTTACCGCCCCATTGCTTCATTAGTGTGTGGTTCATCTCTTTTCTTTTGCTGATTTCTTGTTATGGCATGGATTGCATAGCCCTTGTAAGTTGTTCCTATCCCACATAAGGCGTTCTCTTTCATCTGCTGTCTTTCCGCTTGCTACGTTCTTAATGTGGTCGCATACCTTTGCTAATGTCGTTATTCCTTCCTTTTGGCAATGTACGCACAAAGGGTTATCCGCTAACACTGAGGCACGAAGTTTACGCCATGCTTGGGTATGATACCACGGGTTTTGAAATGTGCGGTTTTCCTGTGGCTTACGGTTTACGTTCCAGCTTCTTTTCATTTACCTTTACTTGTATATCCTTCCCCTCTTTGATTGCCTTCTCTATTTCCCTCATTGCTACTTTTAAATCCGTATGCGCAGTGTCTAAGCTATTGCGTTGTCCGTTGGTCTCGGTGTAGATTATAACCTCAATCTTCATAGGTTTCTTTGTAGTATTGTTCTCCTTTTGTTATTGTTTCGTGGATTCCCATTCCATCAATATCTTCAAATTCTGTTTGGTTACAAGCATCAACTATGTGTTGCTTTTCCATTTCTTTGGCTTGTTCAATTAGTTGTTTATTAATAGTCAAGTCTTTAAATGCTGTTGGTAAATTACTTTCTAACCATTCTACTGCTGTTTGTTTCATAACCTTTTCCCGTGTTTAAGTTGCTCCATTAATTCCTCGTCAAAATCGACCTCTTTACTTACTAATGCTTGTCTATGGCTTTCGTATAGGTAGAATCTCATGTGCTTCTTATCCCCATGCCATTCGTGACACTTCCTACATAACCCCATAAGGTTCTCTATTATATCCCTCTTCCCGTTGGGGTCTCCACCCATGCCTCGCGCTTGGATATGGTGAACGTCAAATTCCCCGTATCTCTGGCAGCTTTCGCAGTAGATTTTATCATCGTGGACATTGAAGGCTCTTTTATACTTTTCTCTGTGGTTCATTTAAGAATTGGGAAATCTAAACTTTGCCATATTTTCCATCTCTATTACACCACCGTGTATAGCCATTATCTTTTCGTTAGCCATTGCCGTGATGCGTTCACTCCGCGTCTTTATTTCCTCGAGGAACTCCAAAGGTGTACGGCTGAATAGATAGCCGTTGTGATTGCGTAAATAGATAGCAGCTTCATCAAGTGCCTCTACTTCTCTCCTTAATAGGTCGTATTCGTTATTCATGCTTTTTTACATATTCGTTTACTAACTTCTGTAACTCTGCCTTCAATCGTAATGGTACGCGCTTATAAAGCACCGCCATATTCTCCTTTTTCTTTCTTCCTGCCATTTCACCACCGCAACCCCGCTACTTTTGATAGCGAGGCGGGTGGAACTTAACACCTAATTAGGTGTCGG